CCTTTGGATACTTGGAAATCACCGGCTTCTTTGTGGGGATTCTACCAGCGATGAGGATGTTGCAAGGATTATGAATGGCGAGAAGGCCAGTCTATTTGCTACGGATCCGCCGTACTGCGTGGATTACACTGGAGCCGATAGACCAACCGGTGGCAAGGACTGGTCTGATGTTTATCATGAGGTGACATACCGGATGCGAAAGAATTCATGAAGAAGTTTTATTCTGTTGGGCTTAAATATGTCAAAGAGCATACGGCTTTCTATCTCTGGCATGCTTCAAAACGCAGATCAATGATTGATGAGGTTTGCGATAGCCTTGGTATTCTTGTTCACCAGCAGATCATTTGGGTTAAGCCTTGCGCTGTGCTTACGTATTCGTTTTATTCGTGGAGGCATGAGCCTTGTCTTCTCATGTGGATTAAAGGGCAGAAGCCGCCTTATAAGCCAAAGGATAAATCCATCGGCAGCGTGTGGATGGTGGGTTTTTTAAGAACTGGAGATCCGACAAAGCCTGAATATTACAACGACGTCTGGGAACTTGACTGGGAGGGCAAGAAGCGTAATTCCGGTCTGCAACATCCAACGGTTAAGCCAACGGAGGTATTTGCTATTCCTATGCGCGTGCATACAAGTCCCGGGGACGTTTGTTATGAACCGTTTTGCGGATCAGGTTCACAGATTATCGCGGCGGAACGATTAAACCGGCGTTGTTTTGCCATGGAAATTGAACCGGTGTTTTGCGACGTTGCGGTCAGGCGGTGGGAGGAATTCACAGGAAGAAAAGCGCAAAGAGAATAAGTATGGATGAAAAAAATCAAAACCTCGTAGAGCTTGCTAAAAAGAAACGTTACATTGCTTTAGTTGAAAAACTGGGCCGGGGATCGCTTGGCCCCAAGGAATTAAAAGAGCTTGAGGAGTTTGAGAAAGTCGAGCAGGCAAAAGAAACCGGTGTTATAGACGGGACAGTGGATCTTGGGATTATTTCAGTTTATCTGGAAAAGTCCTCGCGTATGGTCCGGCGTTATGTTTCACAAGGGATGCCGGTTATAAGAGATTCCTCGGGTGAGTTGTCACGATTTAAGGTGAACGATGTTTTTAAATGGGTCTACGGGAATAAGGGCAAGGATGCCGAGGATAAGGATTACTGGGAAAACGAGTATCGCAAAAACAGGGCGAAGTTAAGCGAGCTTGAACTCAAACAAAAAGAAGGAGAGCTTATTCCATTTGCGGATCACGTTTCAGTCGTTAAAAACCAGATTAGGGGGATAAGAGCAGGATTGTTGAGACTTCCGAAACATGTTGCGCCAAAACTTTATCAGCAGGATCCAAAGTTAATTTGCGAAATGCTTGATCAGGAGATTCGTTACATTATTAATCAGTTCGCCGGAGTGAAAAGTAATGATAAAGCTAACAAAAGAGGTGCTTAAAACCGTCAAGCCTTATGCCAGGGAGGAGTGGGTTCTTCCTGACAAGATGACGGTTAGTGAATGGGCTGATAGATACCGCCGGCTTGACGTAAAGACTTCAGCTGAGCCCGGGCAGTGGTCTACGCAGAGAACGCCGTATCTTAAAGGTATCATGGATGCTTTTACGGATCCGTTTGTTGATGAAATTACCGTTATGGCTGCATCTCAAGTTGGCAAGACCGAAGCGATGTATAACATGTTGGGGTTTATTATTGACCAGGATCCCGGGCCGACGCTCATGGTCCTGCCGCGGGCCGATGATGCAAAAAGCGTTTCATATAATCGTGTGCGGCCGATGATTGAGGGCGCGCCTATTTTAAGCCGCTATCTTCCCGAGAACGCAGATGAGATCACCAGACTTGAATATCACTTTGACAGGATGGTTCTTTATTTTGCCGGTTCAAACAGCCCGGCTGATCTTGCATCCCGGCCTATCCGCTATCTATTTCTTGATGAGGTTGATAAATATCCGAGATTTTCAGGCCGGGAAGCAGACCCCATAAAACTTGCCTCGGAAAGACAGAAGACTTTCTGGAACAGGAAGACAATCAAGGTTTCAACACCGACTACGCGCGAAGGATATATCTTCCGGGAATATGAAAAATCCGACCAACGCAGGTTTTACGTTCCATGCCCGCACTGCGGCAAGATGCAGGCTTTGACCTTTGGTCAGATCAAATGGCCAAAAGAGGAATCGTCTTCAGAGAAGATAAAAATGGAGAGGCTTGCATGGTATGAATGTTTTTACTGCAATGCCCGGATAGATGATTCTTATAAGCAAAAGATGATGCTAAGCGGGGAGTGGGTGTCTGAGAAAAAGGAAAAATCGCGGAATAGGGGTTTTTGGATCAGCTCGCTTTATTCTCCATGGCTTACCTTTTCCGACATAGCGGCGGAGTTTCTGAAATCAAAAGACTACATTGAGTTATTGATGAACTTTGTCAATTCCTGGCTCGCGGAAGTTTGGGAAGAGAAGATTGAAGAAACGACAGTTGATAGAGTGCGTAATCTTGCCCGGGATTATGACGAAGGAGTTGTGCCTGATGATGTCTTGGTATTGACGGCTGGCGTGGATGTGCAGAAGGATCATTTTTATTTCGTGATTAGAGGATGGGGATATTACGAGGAATCGTGGCTTATCCGGGCCGGACGCGTTGAATATTGGGAGGACGTCGTAGAGGCTCTGTTTAAGACGGAATACAAAAGATTGGATTCGGATGAAACACTCGCAGTTTACATGTCATGTATTGATTCGGGATTTAGGACCGATGAGGTATATCGTTTCTGCCGTCACTGGGCCGACAGGTCAAAGGCGGTGAAAGGCGTTGAGGAGATAAGCGGAGGCCGGTTCTACCGAGCAAACAAAATAGATATCAATTCACGCACCGGGGCTGTTATTCCCGGCGGGCTTGTCTTATGGCATCTGAATGTTACACAGTATAAAGACAAAATAAACCGTTTGGTCATTTCAAAAAATCCCTGCAAGTGGCATATCTTCAGGAATCCAAGTGAAGATTATCTTTTGCAGTTTACATCTGAACACAAGATTTTGATTCGAAACAGGACAACCGGCCGTGCGAAAGAGGTCTGGCAGAAAAAGAGAGAAGCATCCGCTAATCACTATCTGGATGCGGAGGTTTACGCTTTGGCCGCGGCTGATATCATCCGGGCCTTGAACATGCGCAAAGACGATGGAGTGAGAGTTCATCAGCAAATACCGACTGACGTTACAAATGCTAAAGAAAACTGGATACGCAGGCGGGAAGGGTCCTGGCTTTAATGGGCAAATGGCTTGAGCGAAAACCAAACTGGCTAAAAGATTTAAACAGCGCAGAGCAAAACATTCAGAGAGAAAAACCTTTCGGCCGGCCGTCCAATGATTCGGGAGATTATGGCGTACACTTCATACCGCTTAAATGCCCCAAGTGCAGGAGTAAAAATGTCCGCTGTTATTCGAGTCATCCGCCCATTCGTTATCATATTTGCAACAAATGCGGGCATAATTTTAAGTCGCTCGAGGTTGAAACCGATAAATGACTTTTTACTAATTTGTAGTAACGACCCTCTTGTCAAAAATATAGTATGTAGTAATATTGATTTAGATATCTGCGCGAAGAAGTCGGCCACTTCTTGAAGCGCGCCCAATAGCTTTATTAAGCCTGTTACCGTTCGAACGGCGGTAGCGGGCTTTTTTATTGGGCAAAACAAAATGGAGTGCAGCGTGGCACCTACAAAACAGGAGATGCTCGAAAACGTAGAGATTGCAATTAACGCTCGCATGACCGGCGGAGCAGTGCAGTCTTATTCGATTAACGGGAGAAACCTTCAATACATTACGCTAAGTGAACTGCTTAAACTTCGGGATCAGCTTCGCAGGGAAATCGCAGGATCAAACGACACGACTACTTATGCATCTTTCAAGGAGCCGTCATGAAGAAGATTTCCGAGAAATTATCAGAAAGACTAGACGGCATCATTTCGTTTTTCTCGCCAAGGGCCGGTTTTAAGAGACGTATGTATCGACAGGCAATCAGTGTTTCAGAGTCGTTTAGTTCTTACAAAGGCGCTTCAAGATCAAGGCTCAGGTCTAGTTGGCTTCCTGGCGGCGGTTCGGCAGATGAGGACTTGTTACCTGAATTAAAAGACATCCGCGAACGCAGCCGCGATTTAAATCGAAACGACGCGCATGCATCAGGAATCACCGGCACAATGACCACGAACGTTGTCGGCTCAGGGATAAGACCGCAGTCGAGAGTCGACAAAGAATCGCTTGGGTTGGAAGATAACGCTGCAAACGGCTTTCAAAAAAATGCTGAGAGAGCTTGGAAAAACTGGCTTCCTTTTGCTGATGCAGGAAACCGCATGGATTTTTACGAAATCCAGCAGCTCGTTGACAGGCAGATTTTAGAAAATGGCGAAGCGATCATTATCCCGACGATGCTTAAGGATCCGGAGAGGCCGTATTCCTTGGCGTTGCAGATTGTTGAATCTGACCGGCTTGATACGCCGCCCGGCATGCAGGGTGACAAGGCAATTAGATCAGGTGTCCGGATTGGAGAAAAGGGTGAGCCGATTTCATACTTTATTCAAAAGACGCATCCAGGAGATATCCGGTTTACAAAAAAGACTGAACGGGAATTTATCGAGATTTCCGCCAAGAACGAATACGGCCGCAGGAATATTTTTCATTTGTACTACGTTATGCGCTCAGGCCAGACAAGAGGCGTTCCTTTCTTTGCGCCGGTTCTGACCTATTTCAAGGACTTGTCAGAATACGCCGAGGCTGAACTGGTGGCGGCGAGAATAGCGGCGTGTTTCTCTCTTTTTATTACTTCGGAAGCGTCAATGGACGTTGCGGTTAATTCCGCATACGACAAAAATTCTTCGGGGCAGCTTATTGAGTCATTAGAGCCGGGGATGATCAAGCATCTTTTACCCGGAGAGAACATTACCTCGTTTAATCCGCAAAGGCCGGGAGCGACCTTTGAGCCGTTTGTGGAAAGGATTTTAAAAGCGATCTCTGCTGCTTTGGGCCTGCCGTATGAACTGGTGGCTAAAGATTTCTCAAAGACGAATTATTCAAGCGCCCGGGCAGCATTATTAGAGGCACGCAGGTATTTTAAGATGAGGCAGGAGTGGCTGGCGCGTAAACTCTGCCAGCCAATATGGGAAATGCTTTTAGAGGAAGCGTATCTTCGCAGAGAAATTCAAGCCGAGACATTTTATGAAAACAAACGTTACTGGGCGAATGCCTCATGGATTGCGCCGGGATGGGAATGGGTTGATCCTTTAAAAGAAGCGCAGGCGGCAGAAGTCGGATTAAAGAACGGCATTGTTACTTACTCGGATCTTTATGCGCAGGAAGGTAAAGATTGGGAAGAGAGTTTTGAGCAGCGTAAGCGCGAGACCACAAAGATGAAAGAATTAGGTTTGGAGTTTCCAAGCGATGAAAAAACAAAAGAACCAAAAGAAACCAAAGATCCAAACGACCAGGAAGATAATAGTCGGCAGTAAAACACAGATGGCCATGCCGCAGGAATTGGATATTCGGATAGGAGAGCCAAATGGCAAATAAGGACATTCTTTTTCGCACGGATATAGCAAGAACTGGCGGTGTCCGGGTTAGCAGGAATAACGAGGTAATCGAAGGTTTTGCTGTTGTCACCAAAGGTGTCACGCACGATGAAAGGGGGGAGTTCGATGATTCGGCATTAGACAAAATTGTTGAGCTGGGGAACCAGTTAGAGATGGGGATCAAGTCAAGGTTTGGCCATCCTAATATGAGTTCAACTGCTCTCGGGACGTTTTTGGGTCGGGTTATGAATTTTAGGCGCGAGGGAACAATAGTCCGGGCGGATCTACATATTGACCAGACCGCGCACAAGACACCCGATGGGGATTTAGCTGGTTATGTCATGGAGCTAGCGGAAAGCGATTCCGATGCGTTTGGCTCTTCCATGGTCATACATTGGGACGAGGAGTACCGGCAGGAAAAAGACGGGTCATTGACAAAGGATGAAAAAGGGAATGTCTTACCGCCTCTTATCCGCGTGAAGAAATTGATGTCGGTGGATATCGTTGACGATCCGGCAGCGAATAACGGTCTTTTCGGCATGCCATTTTTCTCAG